GAAGAAAATAAGGTAACACAGCCGAACTGTATAACCTCCCAACTTAATGGAACCCTCTCCAGATCCGCCGGTTAATGTAATCGATCTCCCTTGGTCTTATTTGCATGCCAAGTTTGGTACAATTACACTAACCTCACTGCTTCCGCAAGGTCGTTATCCCTGTTTCGGTACGGGGGGTGAGCCGGTCTCAAGAACCAGCCCGCCCACTTACATTCCCTTTGCTGCACGCTTAAGTCGTATAGCTTCGTTACGGGCTTTTATCTCCGCATTACGAGCACGAGTCTCAGCATTCTTCAGCTTCGTAGCTGCCTTACTAGCCGCGCCACCACCAGAAATGGGCGCAAGCGCACCATAGTTGGAAGCGGTGTTGGGATTAGTAGGGTAACCACGGGCAACGTTCGCAACGTTGCCAGCAGCACGAAGTGCAGCTCCAGCGGCCATCGTCCCTGGAAGAGGTATTGCACTCAACACAGGGGACACATAATCAGCCACATTACTCACAGCATCAGCGAACCAATCGCCAAATCCGTTCATAGCTACAGGGACACCAACAGGCATCTCACGTAATATGCATGAATACATGGACAAGGCAATATCATCCCTACAAGGAGGGGGTTTCGCCAAAGAGTAAATCGCCTGGTCATAGATCGAGGGATGATTTTCCAAGATCACTAGGTAATTTACAGTGAGAGCAGTCTGATTAGCAAGACCAGTGAAATAGGCACCGGTGAAATTGTATGTCTCCCACAGGACAGGGGTCATACCCCCATGTGCACCAAACCCTACGTCATTACTGACAGTTTGAGCACCACCTGTAACAGGAGCAGATGTAGACTCACCGAAATAATAGAACGGAGTACAGAAGTTTAACCCGTTCTCAATCGGTATCTCAGTCTGCTGCAACCTACCAGTGACGTAGCATCCATCTTTAGCTTCCCATTGCTTAGAATTAACCAAGCTATAGGCGCTAGTAGAGGACGCAGGCCACTGAGGACACACAAGAACATCGGCGTTGGCGCCTGCTGCTGTTGAGCCAGTATTGTACATTCCAAAGGATTGGGAAGTCTCATATGAGTCTACAGGAGACTCAAAGACGGTTACGGTTCCTCCCTTGTACAATTCGGCCGTTACATTATGCACCTCAAATCCTTTAGCAATAATCCTAAAATCACCCACGGTGAGACTAGGATCAATAACAAGAGGAAAGAGCTGATATGTTCCAGCAGTCAAGCCAGCCGCAACACTAGCAAGATCAAAGTTAGAACCGGCCGGAGCAGTTACACACCACAATCCACCAAAGGGCATCGCTTGAGTAGCAGCACTGTAAAGATTATTTACAGGCTGGCCTCCAGCAATCCCACTCATTTGCGTAGCATACATGCGAAGCAAAGCAGGGTGGGGTGTGTCTAGGATGAGAGCATCCCAGTTGGCCGTAGTATCACCCGGAGGGGCTCCCAGAGTTTGCGTATACTTCTGGGTGCGGGTGACACACGGTGAAACGGCTCCATCAGGATATCCAGTACAATCCAAAGGATTGTCATGGAAGGGGTCAAGGGCGGCTATAAGCCACTGCTTCCCTTGGTCACTAAGACCTAACCTATTGCCTAATCTATCCAAGATCTTCTCAGCACGAGTTGCTTTAGCGGACATAATAAAAGCTATCTAAAATGGCTATAATGAAAGAGACTGTAAGAAAGTTCGCGTACGAACTTATTTTGGGAATGGGTTTACGAGCTCAACCCGAAACTTACAGCCAACAGTATCACCACTAATCTATATATGAGGACCATAGATCAGCAGTTCATTCTGTGGATTGGACATAAGATTGGAGATCACACTCTCATACGTGAGCAGCTCATCCAATCGATTCTCCGCAACCATATCATCATTATGTTGACTAAGGCAATAAGAGATTAAGAAATCAATTTCTTGTCGCCACTCGGGGAAGGCATACACCAATTTCCGAGCAGCACACAACTTCACAAAGCAAAGTCGCCAAGACGATCTCTTAAACCAAAACAAAATGCCTGACATTAATTTATCGAAATTAGGGCGGAAGATATAGCACCCATGATCACTATCCCAAGCAAATCCATTGCTTAGGAATGTACATTCTTCTATGGGACCCAACGCCTCCCTCGTGAGATTAAAGCCTATCTCGGAGGACTTCTCAATAATACCATGGAGTTCTGGTACATCGAGAAATATTGAGTCATCACCCATAATCTTGCAGGGCAGTTCGCGATAAGCCTTGACAAGCTCATCAACCGTCCCACAAGAAAAAGCAAGTTTGTACAAAATCATCCGCACAATCGCCAAACTATTATCAGTCAAAGTGTTAAAACCTCCTGACGGGTTCTTCCCAGTTTTCATAACAAGATTTCCATGGACATCAATGATCATAGAATAAACTATGTTCGTCAGATACCACCGCTTAGCTTTCGCATGGCCGTAGATACCTGCATTTCGACATTCATAGACACCTTCCTGAAAGGCGTCACAAAAACTGGCTTCCATATGTTTAGCATCGAGACACAAGAACTTATTAATACCCCTCCGAAGAAGAATACTAGCCATTGCATCCCAACCACCATACCACTGCGATAGGCCTACGGCCGACCAATGATCAGAAGCTCCTTGAGCAAGGAGGTTGTCATTTTGCTCCGCGTAGAGCATAATGCCAACTATGTAGGTTATAATGTCACCACACATGAAAGTACGAATCTTATTCTTTGTCCTGTCATCATTAGCAAGTTTCTCCATAGAACGTATTTCAGCCTTTGGAGAGGTCAACCAATAACAACACCTGTGACGAACACCCTTAAATTCATAATCTACTTCACCAGTCTCAAATATACGGTCTACAATCTCTTTCAGAAGACTATATTCCATTTCAAGACATTCACGCTTAGTTTGGTAGACTAGATTCCAAGGATATCCAGGAGACGCAGATAGATCCATCAAAGACGTTGCTTCTTCAAACGAAAGAGTTCGAGCGAACATAAATGGAAGAAAGACACGACACATTACGTCATCAACCATTCGCATTTTAACACGATCAACATAGTGGGGGTATGAACAACGAAACTTTGCAAAATCGTTGTCCAACATCTCTCTGTCGAACTGGCTCACATAATAGTTATCAGGGATAGCATATCCCCTAGCACTAGCTTCTTTAATAAGCTCAATGTTAGGAAACATATTAGCACGTCCTTGTATACCATTAGTGAAACCATATTGTATAAAATGAAAATCACCCAAACTCTCTTGTATGTTAAAGACCCCATCAATTAGTTTTTTGGCGTATTGAGCGCCATTTGAGCAGAAACAGTACCACACATAGAAATAATCACTGCATCATGTCCAATTCCACAATTCTCTTTGGAATTGGATACAGCGCCCTTATGTCTAGCCACTACTTTCCCACTAACAGTATCAAAAATTGGTGCTCCGGAATATCCCGCCAGAGTATCGGTTTCATAATACAAGATTCTTCTCTTATCCAATTTCTTTACAGTAACAGGTAAAGTTAGTATCCCACGCACGGGATGAGCGACAACCATTGCATAACCACTGCCCACCTTGGGAGCACTCAAAGAGTACTTAACTGATTTATGTAGCTCTTTCATTCGAGGTATATCA